CTCAGCGAGCCAGGATGCCGGCGTTCTTTGAGGCCTCGAACATTAACCTCCCCGCATATGGCTGAACTAGAAGCATCTGACGTATTCGAAAGCGTCTCCGCTGTGGAGAAGCTGGTGGATAAGTTAGACAAGGCCTTTCCACTTTACAACCCAGCACCCGACGATTCTCTCTCTAAGATCATGTATCTGGCAGGACAGAGATCCGTCGTTGACTTTATTCGTTCCACTATCGAGGAATAACTTATGTGTGGTGGTGCCCCCTCCATGCCGGAGATGCCAAAGCCTACTCCGCCGCCCCCGCCGGTACCCCCGGCTCCCCCAGCGCCCCCGCCGGTTTAACCCGCTGCTCCAACTGCTCCCCCAGTCCCTGTGACCGATACGGAAGCAGCTAAGGTCAAGAAGCGTACTTCGGCTAGGGCTGCCCAGCAGCAGGCCTCCCAAGGCGCTGCAGCTCTGCGGATCCCCCTGAACACTGGCGAAGGTGTGCCCGGCGCTGCCGGTCCTGCTAAGAAGCCTGGTGGCCTCAACATCCCTAAATAATTAAATGAAAGAACTAGCTCTATCTCGTTATCAGTTCCTGAGTACAGATAGGCAACAGTTCCTGGATTCTGCCAGGGAGTGTGCCCGTTTAACACTCCCCTACCTCGTCACTGAGGATGGTCAAACTAACGGGGGTCGCTTGCCGATCCCCTGGCAGAGTGTAGGTGCTAAGGGCGTCAACGTGCTGGCATCCAAGCTGATGCTCAGCCTCTTCCCAGTCAATACAAGCTTCTTCAAGCTGCAGATCAATGATGCAGAACTCATGGAGCTGCCCGAGCTTACCCCAGAGGTGCGCTCTGAGATCGACCTTTCCCTCTCTAAGTTAGAGCGGATGATCGCTCAGCAGATCGCTGAATCCTCTGACCGGGTACTGCTCCACGCAGCCATGAAGCATCTGGTCGTCACCGGCAACGCCTTAATCTTCGCCGGGAAGAAAGCCCTTAAAGTCTATCCCCTAGATCGCTATGTCGTATCCCGAGATGGCGAGGGAAATATCATTGAGATCATTACGAAAGAGTGTGTGCATCGGAGCCTCCTTCCTGAGGAGTTCCAGAGCCCACTCAACGGAGCCCGTGACTCCAACGCCGTCGGTGAGGATGGCCCCAAGTGGGGAACCACCGGAACCAACGACGTAGAGGAAGCTGATGTCTACACCTGGGTCAAGTACACTAACGGACAGTGGAAGTGGCACCAGGAAGTAGACGGCAAGATCCTCAAGGGTTCTGAGTCCAACAGCCCCAATAAAACCAACCCCTGGATCGCCCTCCGCTGGAATGTGGTGGACGGTGAGGACTATGGCCGTGGCCGGGTTGAGGAGTACATCGGTGACCTGAAGAGCCTGGAAGGGCTGATGCAATCCCTCGTGGAGGGTTCTGCTGCAGCTGCCAAGGTGATCTTCACCGTGAGCCCCTCTGCTACTACCAAGCCACAGTCTCTGGCCCGTGCCCAGAACGGCTCCATCATCCAGGGCCGCCCCGACGATGTGGGCGTCATCCAGGTGGGCAAGACTGCAGACTTCCGTACTGTCCAGGAGATGATCCGGGACCTGACGACTCGTCTCTCTGATGCCTTCCTGATCCTGAACCCGCGCCAGTCCGAGCGCACAACAGCAACCGAGATTGCCGCTATCCAGCAGGAGCTCAACGAGCAGCTGGGCGGTATCTACGGGAACCTGACTACAGAACTCCTAACTCCATACCTCCACCGGAAGCTCTACCTGCTCCAACGGTCGAAGTCCGTCCCGCCCCTGCCTAAGGGTCTGGTGATGCCTACCGTTGTAGCTGGCCTGGGTAACGTTGGCCGTGGTCAAGATAAGCAAGCTCTCATGGAGTTTGTGCAGACCGTGGCTCAAGGTATGGGTCCTGAGGCCCTCGCTCAGTACATCAATCCCACTGAGTTCCTCAAGCGTCTTGCTGCCGCCAGCGGTATCGATACCCTGAACCTGATCAAGGATCCTGCAACCATGGAGCAGGAACAGCAGCAGATGAAGCAAGACATGGCACAACAACAGCTGATGGGTCAAGTTGGTCAACTGGCCAAGTCTCCCGTTGGTGAAGAAATGATGAAACAGTATGTCGGAAGCAACCAACAAACCCAAACAGGCGAGCCCCTCCCGCCGGAGAGCCCGCAAAACTGAC